TTTGGCCCCGAACCCCAGTGGGTCCGTTCAGATTACGGATGGCATACCTATGCACACCCACCTGAAACATGGCAACATTGAATGCTCCCTGCTGGTGCTCTTCCAGCACACCTTTCGCGTTTCTGTAACGACGCACAGCCCGTGGTCTGAAGCGACCCCCACGTGATCCACCCAATCGGAGTGAGTCAGCCCAGACACGATTGTAATACTGAATCCGTTTCTGCACAATTCTGCAAAACTTCTTCAGCACCATTTTGTATCCGAACATACCCGCTTCCTCCAGGATCACGAAGGTCATCAACACCCTCTTGCTTGAACTTGCATCGCCCACAATTCTTCCTTCCGATATTTGTTCCTTTTGCGACGGCCTGTTTAACAAGCCCCGCTCACTTTTACTTTCCTCGACCCCCTCGGTCCTGTTATTTGCATATCGCTCCACATCGTTAAATAGTGAGTTCGTGATCATGGCTAGTACAGGTTAGGATATCGTTATCGTTAAAGTCTCTCAAACACTTCGGGAATAGTAGAACGCAACATCTACTTTGTTTCGGTGGCCCTCCGACCACCTAGGCGGCTGCCCTAAGAGGAGTTTACTATGCTCCCAAAAAGGTTATTCTAAAAACAACCAAACCCCGGTCCGTTATAACCGGGTGACACAAACCGAACTTGGTGCTTACTGGCACACACCTAGTCTGGCTGGGTAGATAGTTTCGTAAATAATGTGTTTACAGCGACCGGGCGTACGCATCGCGAACCATATCCCCGATTTAGGGAAGGCCTCCGCCCCTTGAATTTTGTTTGCTTAACACACCAAATATTTACACTATTTCCCCTAGTGACTTATCCTGGGATGTTGCGGGGCACCCGCCCCACAAGTGATTGTCCATCGATAATAGTTTCAAAAACCTTCCATTGTCCCTAAAAAAAGCTACACTGATGCGTTTACGAGGATGCCACCCCCCACTAACCTACCTACCTTTTGGGTAATAGATCCACACCAATTGTCCTACAAAACAGCGTGCTAAAAGCGCACATGTGAGTTTTTGTTCGACCTCGACCTTCACGACCTGCTACCTGGTTCTCTACGTCAGGACCTAAGCCGCGCGCCGGCCCACCCAGCACAACCCTAGGTGGGGTGAAATGATTGTGTCGGCGGAACTTGCCGGCTCTGATT